TCAACAATTGCTGTACGGGGGTGGATAGCTTGGGCCAAAGAGTCCAAGATACCACGCTGGACATTAGACTTGATACGCTGAATATCCATAACCACATCGGCAGGACACATACCAAAAAACGTATGGGGTTCTGGGTCTGGGCAGAAGTCAGCAAACTGGCGGTCATCAACAATCTCATTGCGGAGAACCTTGTTGCCTGTGCCAACAGTGCAAATCCTACGCATCTCAGCAATGCCATCACCATCAAAGTCTACCTTTAAGTAGCCTTCAATGTAGAGAACGCTTTTGCTTGATGGGTCACCATTGTTTGCGGTACTAATAACTGCGAACGGGTTACGGGCTTGATATTCTTGATTGCTGTCAAAGTCATTACCATTTCCTGCAACTTCAACCATCTCATCGTAGTCATAACCCATAGCGACTAGATCGGAAACAGTTTTCATAGTCCTGTGGCCTACAAAGGTGGCCTCATCAATAGACTTTGCTCTACGGTCAATTAGAAACTCTTCTGGTGGCAAAGCCTCAATCTTTACTTTGCCAGATTTGATTCTGCGCTTGATCTCCACATCGTACATCATTGGAGGTGGAGCGCCATCAATCATTTGCTCAGTACCAGGCACTGGGTAATCACGTACAGCAGAGATCTCTACATCTGGGTTTTCTATAAGCATCATCATGCTTTGCTCATCAAGCATAGAGAATGATTCTGCTTTAACTTCTACAGACTCATCCCACCAGTACTTAATGATTCCGGTCTTGCGAACCAAGGCATCTTTAAAAGCAGAGTGGAGAATCTTAAAGCCAGGGTTATCACGCTTGAAGATAAAGTCTACGTAGTCAGTTGCTTGTTCAGCATTCTGTACGTCTTCTGGTCCTTGGGGGGTGAACTCAACTACACGCTCTGGGCCAAAGAAAATACGCATCAGACTTGGCAAGATGCCTTGTACTGTATCCCGTACATCCATTGATACAACTTGGGAGCGACCTTCTTCTTCATCACCAAATGGCTGACCATAGTAATACTCAGTTGCCAATGCACGATTGCCACCAATGTCGTCATCTATGAAAGAAATGGCATCATAAATTTCAGCAGAAATAACGCCTTGAAGTTGCTCTTCAGACATTACCTCATCACCCTCCATCTCGCCTTGAATGGTCTCAGCCATCAACATTGGATTTTCGTACATATTATTTCCTTATCGAGCGCCTATGTAAGGGAGAGCCATTTGCTGTTTTGCAAAGCCGCCAAGAGTATCACCAAAAGACATTGGAGCTGTCATTGCTGCTTCTGCTACTGGAGCCGCCATTGCTGGCGCTGCTGCTGCAATAGCTCCTTCTGCCACTGGAGCTGCTCCTGCTGCTGATGCTGCCAAAGATTCAAGAAATGCTGCGAGTAAGGCTTCCATTTAATCTTCCTCATCTTCCATGTTGTATTCTGTCTTAGCCATCATCAACATATTCTGCTGATTCTTGCTCATCTTCTTAGTGATAGGGCCACCAGATAGCCATGCTGAACAGGTCCGTGCACCTGCACACTTAAAGTCAAACAGTTCACAGTAACCTAGATTAGCCGCACCCTGTACGTCTTTGGCATAGCCATCAGTCTCTTCGTCTATACCTTTAAGGATACAGTCCAACATCTCTGGAGTCTGGATAAAGGCAGCGCAGTTACCACAGCGCATCTCTTGGACTTCATCAATAGATACTGTCCACATATCAGCGAGGTTCTGCCAGTATTCTTCGTTGTCTTCTTCTGGGTTAGCAGGACCATAGTCAACATTCTTAATTGCCCAATTACGGGCTTTCAAGTTGGCCTTGATGTCATAAGTAGCGATAGGGCATTTCATTTTTTATTCCTTGCAGAAATAGCTTTAGCCTTTGCTCTAGCATCTGCTTTACTGCTTGCACCCCATGCTTGGAGGCTAAGAAGTAATCTAGTTGGCTTTCCATCTTTGTACTCAGGACCATCATTTCCTGCCATCCTTGCAAGGAAACTAGCTCTACGTGGATTATCTCCAGACTTGACGGGGGCTTTAATGTCTTGGCCTTGTGCTTTTAAACTAGCACGACCTTTGGCATTTAACCCACCTTTAGGGTTTTGCCCTTCTTTTCTGGTCCACGCTGCGCTCATTTTTTCTTAGCAGTCTTAGCCGCTTGCTTAAAATCCTTGGCAGTAGGAGCGCCCTTACTACCCACCGGACGCATTTTCTCTTTGGAGCCAGCCTTGATACGTTCTTGCTTGGCATTAATGTTGGCATAGAGTCCAGGTTTCATAACAACTCCGTAACGCTAATTGTGGAAGCAGTAACACCAGAATCTTTAATAACAGCAATCTTGTCACCAGAAGCCACGGGGAAAATTTCAGATGTATTGTTTGCCAACATTGGGCTTGTCGTAATGCTTGCTGTTGGTGCAGATCCAAACTGGATATGACAATGACCTAATGAACAAGCAACTCGAACATGAGTTGTTGAGGCCGCAAAAGCGGTACTTGCAACACTAGAATTTGTTACTGTAAAAACTTGTGTCGTACCAATTCTAAATACATTAGGGATGGTATTTCCGTTGTTATCTCTAGTTAAGAAAGACATGATTTTTTCCTTAAGTTACTTTTTGCTTCGGTTAGTTGCAGTACGACCACCACGTTTGGGCATAGCACGAGACTCGCTCATTGCAATAGCTACGGCTTGGTCACGGGATTTAACCTTCTGACCAGAAGAAGACATTAGCTTCTTGTCTTTGTATTCACCCATAACTTTGCCAATTTTTTTGGCGGCATCATCCATATTCATAGGAATCTCCAAATAGGTTTGCCAATACTACCATATTGTGTTAATAAAAAAAAGAGCCACTTTTTTACGGTGGCTCAAAATTTCAATGGCAACGGCAATCAAACAAGTCCTCGAATCAACCTTTTAATCGGCTTACCCCAAGACAAATTAGATCCCCAAGAGATAGTGGCAGCATCTGACGCAAATGTCAAGACAAAAGCATCAGCCATGTCAGGAGATTTCAATCCTCTCCTGCGAATATCATCCTTGGACTCAATCTTAATTTTCCCATTGGATGTAAATGTATATCTTACTGTCGCTAGTTCAGCAATAAAATCTTCGTTATTGGGTATCTTGCAGTCCCGCTTCTCCAGCCAGGCTTTGGTTTTGTGCCACAACTCAGCCCTTAGATTCAAATAAGTGCCGCCCATAGCAGGACTTTCTGACACATTAATGCCCCGACAAGGCAGTTTTAACTCTCTCAGCCTGTCAACAACACCAGCCCCCAGACCAATAGAGTCAACCAATATCTCTGTAGGACGGGTCTTGTGGTCACAAGCTTCGTACTGGGCCACCACCGCACCTGTTAGCTGCATCAGGTCTAAGTTCCTCCACCTCTCTAGGGTGTGGACTACATTGGATTGACGCTTACAAAGAACTGATGAATCAGATCCAAAGCGAGCGACATCAAGTCCCCAAACAATAGGCGCATCTTCGTAAGCTCTGGTGTCTCTGTGCTTAGCAGATTCAAGCAATTCCATAGGGATAATAGTGTCATCATCACTCCTTGGGAACTCACCCAATACCCTGATCCGGTAAGCATTACTTTCCTCGCCATAGCGAGACTTCATGTCCTCTACGTACTCTTTGCTAACACGAGTAGAGTCTAAGCAAGATACACGCCTAGTCCACCACTCATCCTTTAATCTGTTATGCGGATCAAAAAAGAACCCTGAACTTCTAACTGGGTTGCCTAACAGGATAGTCAAAGCGTTATGTCCAGACATTGAGCCTGCAGCGGCCTCAAATACCGCCTCTGGCACACCGGAAGCCTCATCTGCTACCAACATAACGTTATCTGAGTGAACGCCTTGTAGGGCTTCTGGTTGTTCTGCTCTACTGGTCCTAGCAGAGATAAACGCTTCTGTACTACTAGCCTTTAACTCGATTCTTTCCTGCTTGACATCAAGAAGATCTTGGATTGGCTTGGGAAGCTCTTTGACCCATCTCT